TACGAAGGAATAAGTTTGGGTCTGCTCTTTATATCGGTACTGGCGGTAATATTGATAAGATTGTGGAACCTCAAATTGTGTTTGAGGACCCTAAAGCGTATAACTGTTTACCATTTAAAGATGTCTGGGAGGAAAGAATGAAACCTATTGGGTTTTTTATGCCGGCTTATTATGTAGATAGTGATTTCAAGGATGAGCTTGGTAATACCGACATAGAAGCTGCGTTTACCCATGAAATAAAAGAGCGTAAGCGTAGAGAGAATAGTAACAATTCTTTTGCCCTTGATGGTTACCGGATGGCGCGTCCGCTGGTACCAAGTGAAATGTTTCTAACTAGAGATGCTAGAATTTTTCCGGTCACTGCGCTCAGGAAAAGGCTTTCAGACGTGCTTACCAAAGATCTATTTAAACTTAAAGCTTCTGTAGGAATGCTTGAGTGGAAAGAGGATGATGTTACATGGCATGAAGATATTGCTGGGAGAATGAGACCTATCGTGGATCTGGGTATTGATAAATATTTGGATATTACTGGGGCCATTGTTGTTTATGAGCATCCTGATAAAGATACCCCACCGGCTAAATACAGGAAATCTCTCTATAAGATAGCATATGATCCGGTCAAGGATGATTTTGGAGGAACATCTCTGGCTTCAGTGCTGGTACATAAGGGTTATCCTGAAGGTCACTGGAATGCAGGCATGACTGATGCTATAGTGGCCGAGTATATTGGTAGATATGACGATGTAGAGAAGATTCATGATATTGTAGTAAAAATAGCCACCTATTATAGAGCTAAGGTTCTTCCGGAAACAAATGTCCCTGACTTTACAAGATACTGTAAACGGATTGGCAAGGCTCATTTGCTACAGCCTACACCATGGGAGTCTATATCCAGGGTGATTGCTAACCCAGGACGTAAGTATGATGTAGGGGTACAAATGTCTTCTAAATACTTAAATACGCACTGTGAGCAGTTGATTCGGAGTTGTCTTCTCCAGGAGTGGGGAGGTGAAAAAAGACTCACAAATATTGATAAGATCTATTCGCCAAGACTTCTTAATGAGTTAATCTATTATGATCCGGATAAGAACTTTGATCATATTTCCTCATTTAAGATTCTTGCTTTATGGTTGGCCCAGGAAGCGGATTATACTGTAAATGAAATATCTCCGCCGAAAAGTGATATTGAAATAAAGAGAGAAAAGATACAGAGAGAAAGAGAATTTAGATTGAAACAATTACGGCAAAAACGTCCATTCCATGTCTACTAAGAAACAACATCCATATAGTGCGCCCAAGAGTACAACCTCAGATATGGGGTATCCTTATGAGAGATTATCCTGGTCTAAGAAGAAGGCTTATGATTTTAAATGGGTTGAGAGAGTTGCAGATTTCTATGATTACTATCATGGGAGTTACAGGAATAGTGAATATCTGGAAAAGCTTGAAACTAATTATAATCTTTTTGATGGCCGGGGCAAGGATGCTATGAAGGCTTATCACAAGGATTATGCTGCTGAGTTGGAGCTTGAGGGATTAAATACTGGATATGATGAGCCCCAACACTACCCTATCATCAATCAGATTGCCAGGGCCATGGTGGGTGAACAGCAAAGAAGGCCTCTTTCGGCGGTTGCCGTTGATTCTTCCAGATACAACATGAATATCCGCAAGCTCAAAAGAAATGAGCTAATGCAACAATGGATACAGGAAACAATACTTCAGCCTATCCAGCAACAGGCATTTCAGATTATTATGGAGAGAACAGGGGTCAATGATCCTTATATGCTTTCTCCAGAACAACAGGATGAGTTCCAGTCGATGCTCAATCAACAGATTCAGTCCATGACGCCTGATGAGATTGATAATTATATGCGCAAGGATTATAAGTCTCCTTCAGAAACTCAGGCCCAGAAAATTCTTGACTTTCTCATTCAGGATCTGAATGTTAAATATCTTACGGATGAGGCCTTTAAGCATTTTATTGTTTCCGGAAAAGAGGTTGTAAGGGTCTATGTGTCACATGGGAAAGTGAAAATGGAGGTTGTCAACCCTATGGGTTTTGATTACAGCGCCAGTTCCAATACGCACTTTATAGAAGATGGGGAATGGGCCAAATATGAAGAGTATATTAAGTATCCAGACATCTTTACCAAACTGGGAGACAAGATTGGCACTAAAGAGTTAAAAGTTCTTGAAAATGAGTTTTTAGCTTTTGCTCAGGGCGGGTCAAGTTTGGCACCAGGAGGGTGGACAAGTGCACAAGGCTACCATCATCACCTTGACGCCCAGTTAGTTTCTACTGTAGCTGCACATAATTATCAAAACCAGATTTTTGATAAAGCTCCGGATATTCGTACTAAAGAGGGCCAGAAGTTTATGCAGGCCATCTATAATCGTTTTGGTTCACATCATAATAATTATGATTCAGTTAGGCATGTGCATATTGCGTTTAAGGCTCTTAGGAAATTTAAGTATGTTACAAGAAAAAGGGATGGTACGGAAAAAAGCTATTGGCTTGATGAGAGTTACGTGTTTAATCCCGACAGGGGTGACCATAAAGAAGAGATAGTCTGGATACCCCAAGTATGGGAATGTGATAAGTTTGGAACTAAAGAGGGGATCTATATTAATAAGCGCCCTTTACCGGATCAGTACAAAAGCATTAACAATCCCTGGGATGTTAAATTACCATATATTGGTATTGAGTTCAATAGGATGTTTGAAAACTCTAAACAGGTGGCCCCGCTGGATTTTGGAAAACCGTGGCAATATCTCATTAATGTAGAGTTAGCTAAAATTCAGGAACTGAATGCGACGGATGTAGGAAACATTCTAGTAGCCAGTCAGGGTATGTTGCCCAAGGACTGGAGCCCAGGAAAGTTCTTTGCTATGATGAAACATAGTAAAACGGCCTGGGTGAATCCTGATCAGGAAGGTGTAACCCCAGTGGATTCAAGTTTGATTAAGGGTGTAAGTCTTAGCAATACTCCTGAGATGCTTGGACGTGTAAACTATCTCCAGTTCCTTATTCAGATGATGACCCAGTCTCTATCCTATAATCCTAGCCGGATGGGACAGAACGATAAATATATGGCTGTTACTAATGCCCAACAGAACATTATCCAGTCATCTTACCAGACAGAGGATATCTATAATACTCACAACATGTTCCTTGAAAATGTGCTTAATGCTCTGGTGCGTGCAGGTAAGACGGCATTTAGAGATAATGCAGAGATGAGAACTTATATTCTTGATGATATGAGTGTGGCCGAACTTGAGGTAGATTGGACTGTTTTAGATCCTGCAGAACTTGGAGTGAAGATTAGAAACTCCTCAGAAGACTTTATGCGTGTGCAACAAATTAAACAGCTGGCGCAAGCTATGGTGCAAAATGATATGATCACGTTACCAGAACTTATTAAACTCCAATATGCAAACAATGGGGCAGAGGTAATGAATCTGGCAGAATTTGCGCAGCAGAATGCTATGCAGAGGAGACAGATGGAGCATCAACAGGCTCTGGAACAGATTCAGGCTCAGGGTCAGCTTGGTCAGCAAATGGAGGAATTGAAACTTCAAATGCAACTGATTCTCCAGAATGCCAAGGCAGATGCAGATTACAGGAAGACTATTGATGCGGCAGCTATTAATTCTACAAGGTTTGCTCAACAGAAAGATATCAATGAAAATAATATAGCTGATTCACAGGAGCAGAAGAAAATGGAACTCCAGCATGAAAAAGAGGAGAACCAAAAAGACCGGGAACATGAGCTGAAAATGAAAAAAATTGATGAACAGTTGAAAAAAGCAGAGATGAGAATGAAGCAACGTTCTGCCAAAAGTAAAACATAGCTGCATTTATCTCAGTAAGAAGTCTAAAGATATTTGAAAGTTTTTAATCATCTAATATATATTTACAATGAAAGAAGACAACGATAGCAAATTAGTTGCTACAATTGCCGCAACAAGTCCCATCGCATTTGATACTGCTATGGAGACTGTCAGCACTCCCGCGGAGGTGGATAAAGATTCACCTGAAGGTAATGAAGATAGTCCTTGGGCAAATGTTCAGGTTAGTCAGGAGGAGCCGGAAGAAATTCAGGATCCAGAATCCGGGGAACCGGAACTTCCAGTAGAACCAGAACAGCCTAAAGATCTTCCGCCGTCTAATCTTGATAAGTTCTCTGATGCTGCTATTGCCGCCAGAGTACTTAAGGAGAGACGGCCTGATCTATTTGAAGAGGTCACGGAAGATATGGAATGGGATTTTTTCATTGAAAATGTTGACAAGTATATTGCACAAACATTGGAGGCTGGCAAGTCTTATCAGCTTGAGCAGATTGGTGAAACAAACAAGTATGTTCAATTCCTTCTAGAAGGGGGAGACCCCGACATTTTACGGGAAGCCACACAGTTCAATAGTCTTGCAAGTGTAGATCTGGAAAAAGCTGAAGAGGAGCATTTTGAACAAATTATCCGGGCCGACTATGGTCTCAGAGAAATTCCTGAAGAAGACATTGAAGAGATTATTGAGCGTGCTAAAGTAAAAGGAAATCTCAAAGACAAGGCAAGCTACTCTCAGGGTAATCTTCAGAAACGTGAAGAGACCCTGATGCTTCAGGATCAGCAACGCAGGTTGGCGGAACAGCAGAGAATGAAACAACAACAAGAGAGACTTACCAATGAAATTAATGCAACCATTGACAAGAATGAGGTTCTTGGGTTCCGGATGGATGATAAAACCAGACAGGAACTTAGAGATATGATCTTCAAGCCTACTACAATAATTGAGTTTGAACAGAATGGTCAGACTGTTACCCAGAAGGTACCGGAGTTCATTAAACTCAAGCAGGATTTTGATCAGAATATCGAACAGCAAGTTGCATTTGCACTACTTCTAAAAAGAGGTTTTGATTTTAGCAGTATGCTCGGTGAAACAGAAAGAAAGAAAAATGATGACCTGATGGAGGAACTCCGGAGAAGAAGTGGAAGACAGAGTCTCCCGAGGGTCTCCAATAAGTATTTAGAGTAGTAAAAACTTGTAGTAATGGCAAGACAGAATATCAGTGAGTTTAAAATCTACGAGGAGTCAACCAAAAAAGATAAGTATTGGGCCAATTTGGCTGATGAAAACATCCTCCTTTTGACCCATCCCCATGCCAAACCGTGGGTTGATCTTACGGGTCCCGTAATAGATTATGTATCCAGCGCTACACCAGGCCTGGCTGACAAGAGGACCGCATTGACTGACTTTCTCCAGGGAGAAGGGAAGACAGTGACGGTAGATAGCGATTGGATTCGCTGGAAGCTCAGAGGAACTGGTGAAGTTCAGGCAGTTGCCCTGGAAAACCTACATCCCGGAGTTGCATACCCTGGAGCTGGTGGGCAGCAACTGCAGGTTAAGTTGGATGTAGAATGGTTTGTGGATGGTGATATCCTTGCACCAGATGTGGCTAAAGACTGCCAAGTTCTTGTGGAAGGACTTCCCATTAGAGATGGAATCGGTTTTATTTACAATGTGGTTGTAGTAGACCGTGACGAAACAGCAGGATTTGACGGGGAGCTTCTTGAAGAAGGGCTCAAGTGGATCAAAATGGGTTCAGCTTACGGTGAGGCTTCACGCGGGTACGGTTCTACTCAGTTTGGCGGAATGTCTTACATTGAGTTCCAGACTGAACTTACCGACTGGGGTAAATCTGTAGAGGTAACCAATAAAGCTCACGATTTGAACTTGCGCATGCAGGCATATGACAATGCCGGCAACTACATGGGTAAAGATTATCCTGACCAGGTGATCTCAATGATTGAGGCTGAATTTATAGTTCAGTACAAATGGGAGAAAGAGCTCATGTTGTACTATGGCCGGTCAGCCAACAAAAACATCATTGACCCAACTTCAGGTCATTATCGTAGAATTGGTCCGGGTCTCCTGGAATTTATGGAGGACGGAAACATTATTCCTTACCACGTCAATAATTTCTCTATTGACATGTTTGAAGCAGAATTGCAAAGTGTCTGGTTCGATAGAGTACCGCCAGAACGTAGAAATGTGGTAGTATTTACAGGTCAGGGTGGTCTGACACTCTGGAGAGATGCTATGACTGAAAAGTTTGCAGTATCCGGTGTACGTTCCGATTTTGGCGCGTTCACAGCTCCTGGCAAGTCTTATGATCCTAAAAACTACAAAGGGTATGCATTCCCGGCTGGTCACATGACTGAATACCGCTCATTCCCATTTGGTTCTATTAAGGTAGAGCACTGGCCTATTCTTGATTCCATGTGGTTAAACGGATCAGTTACTCATCCGGATACTGGACTTCCAATGAGTTCTTATGAATTTATTATCCTTGACGTTGGTCTTGGAATGGGAGGTGGGTCAAATATCCAGTTGCTGAAACGTAGAGAAGCTGAAGCATGGGCATTTGAGTGTGGTACGTGGTCACCAGGAGGTGCTATTAAACAAGGCGGAGGTAGTTCCTTCGTTTGTACAGGACCTCAAAGATCATATCAGCTGTACGCAACAGATACTTTTGGTATCAGAATGAAAGACATTACGCTGAGTGCATATTTTGTGCCTTCAGTTCAATATTAATTAAAACCTGTATTCAATGAGTCAATTAGTCACCATAACTCCTAAACCCGGCAGCAGGAAGTTCCAGGTTGTAGGAAGCGGTATGACCCAGTTTAACAAGGTCACCGGTTCTGCAGACCCGAGAGCTGTTCAGCAAACGGGGGAGTTTAAGGGGCAAAGA